AGCTCTTAATTTTTTATATGGGTCAGTACTTAGTGTTGGTTCTTTTCTGAAAGCAGTCACCCCACATTCAAATACAGGTTTACCGTTTAACGAAGTACCTGACCAACTTACATAAGTACCAGAACCACCAACCACAACAGTAGCTCCAGAATCCATGTGGAATCCTTGTGTTATCACACTCCATTCACCACCCGCAGTTGCTGTACATACGTTTGATGGTACTACGTATCCTTTATGGTCAAAGAAAGATGGGTCGTACCCAGCACCCATACTATCTGAGATACCTAGATATACTTTACTTACTTTATCACCACCACTAATGGTAGCGTTATTAACTGTACCAGTACCAAATGGTGGGTCATAAACAACCTCACCCGGTGTGTAATACTTAGTTTTATAAACTAAACGTGGATTTATAGGACAATTACTATAACTTCTGAATCTATACCCTTCAAAACCACAAGGTAATGAACTAGAATAGATACCATCCATTAAACCGTCCGCTAAAAATAACATAGTATACTTAGACCTTAATTCAAACTCACCAGTAGAGGTACCTATTTTTCTACCTATAAAAGATACTTTAGTCGGGTCCAAACTACATCTAGTGTATTTTTCTAACACTACTGGATTTGCATCCGTATCGTAGAAATCTCTAATTATAACATCAAACTCACCCCTTTCAAATGATAAGTTAATCATCGATACTTTATATTCTCTATTTGCTGTTGTACCGTCTGAAATAGAAACAAATTTAAATAACCTAAATACGTCAGAACCTTGTAGTTCGGAAACTACGTATGGTGTTTCTGGTGTTAACCATTCATGCATGTACCACGCAATTGTGTTTGTGTTTGTTGTTGCTCTAGCTGAAGGTAAGTATGTTAAACAACACTGTAACCCTCTAACCTTACCTTTTCTCCAACTATCTTTTAATAATGTTGGGTAGGACTCTTCCACGAATAATGGAACGTCTACAGCTTTTTTATCGAAAGGTGTTACACCAAATACACTACTAGCGTAATCTGGTGCGGTAACACCCATTGAAGTTTTAAATGAATAGTTTCTACCACCAGCAGTTTGAGCGTTTATACCAAATGAAGCGAATGGGTCTTCCATTACTTTATAGTATGTACCACCAGTACAATCAAAACTAACCGTATTAGCGGTTACTTCATATTCTGGACCACCACTATTTTTAGTACTTAATCCCCTAGACCTTAAAGTTAATACGACCATACCATCATAATCTGTATATGGTTTTACACCACCCCAATCTACATAATCTACAGCACAATAACCTGAAAATACAGTAAACGCTGTACCACCAATACTTGTACTACCAGTAGACATTTGTTGACACGCACCTGTAGTTGCTGTTGTTGCGTATAATTGATAGGACACTCCACTATATGTTGTACCACTACAACATTGAGTACTACCGGTATAATCGAATAATCCGTAGTACCAAGCATCATTTCTATAGTCGTATGAACTAATAGCCGTTGAGCTATTGATACTTAACCTATTATATAGGGTTGTTGAACTTGTTGCTGAAAGTGAATTTGTTGTTGTTGCTGTCGCTAAATTTGTAAATGGTGTTGGGATAAATCCGTATTGGTATATAGCCCCACCATACCAAGGTGTTGTAGCAGACACTAAGTTACTAGGGTTTGACCCAGTACATGAACTATATGTAGCTCCTGTAGCCAAATACTTACCAGTACCCACATTTGCGGAACCTAAAACACTAGCTATACCATAAATTGCTTTTGCCCAAGAAATTGTGTCAGCTTTTAATGTTGTTGATGTACCGTTATTTAAATAAATCGTTTCCTCCCAATCCAATAATGGATTCGCTGCGTTACCATTTCCAAAATGAGCTTTTATAGAGTTTGGTAATGTACTGATAAAATCAGTACTGAGATTCGCGTTTGAGAACATCTCATTACCTACTGTCATATTTGCACCAGTTAATGGTATGTAAAAAGGTAGTCTAGTTGTCCCAGACGTATAAGCTGTAGAAGCACCAGTAAATGTTGAAGGGTCTAAAGCTCCTATGGTTTGTACCGACCACGATGGTCCCGCATCATAACCACTTAACCCCAATACTCTTGTTACAAATAATTGATTTGATTGACTTAGGTAAGACTTCGCAATATACCCTAATTCATATTTAGGTATTTGTGAATCCACATATGTTTTAGGTGAGGTGCCACCAAACCTAGTTGCGAAATCATCATATGATTGTATAAATATAGGTTCAAAAGCTGGGCCTTTTAACGTCTCCCCAACCAAACCAAGTGTAGTAACACCAACACTCTGTGCTACAAATGTTAAATCTTTCTCTGATGTATACACACCTGGAGAAACAAAAACTCTATTACCGTCTGCCATGTTTTATAATTTTTAAAATATTTTATTTACTTCTATTATAAATACATTCCCTATTCACAAAAGTTATGCTATAAAAGAGTATATTTTAACTTAAGTATGTATTTTTTCTTACTTTTTTCACACTATAAGATAATTATATTAAAAATACCTCTCATAATGTCGTCACAAGATAAAAAGCCAAAAATTAAAAACCTAAAGATAAGTGTAGAGTCACACACACTACTAAAACTATATTGTTCCCAACGAGGTTTAAAAATGTTTTCTTTTGTCGAACGACTTATACATGAAAAATGTAAAATAAAGAAAGATATTTACGGTGAGGAATAACTATTAACGAACCAAATGTTCCAACAATGTTAATGTAGATGGAAGTCCTGTAGATGATTTTGTTATTGTTATAGTCATACTATCACCAGGACTTACCAGTATAGGTTCTGATAGGTTTATACCGTTTATACTAAATGTGGTTGTGTTTATGTTTTTTGTTCGTGAAACAGTCACATTAGTTTTATACTCATAAAGAATTACTGTTGAGGTTTGGTTGCCGTTAAATTGGATTCTGTTCGACACCTTATCAACAACTTCTTCACCTAATGTCTTAGGTTCCCTCTCTCTATTTTTTTCATCAAAACCAAACATAACCAAACTTCTAGTAATTGCCGGTTTGACTTCAAATTCTTCTTCATCTAATAAGAACCCCTGTAGTTGGAATTGGTAATTTTGTTGATAGTACCTTCTATCTTCCGTATCTATCTGACTTTCATCACCTATAGACTCCATAATAATAGGTATGTAATGTCCTTTAACAAAAGTATAAGCTTGTCTAGATGTAAATTTTTGTAATACTACCCTATTAAACTGGTTTAGTTCCCTCATCCTATTGCAGACTATCTTTACATCATAAGTTATGTCTACGGGTACAGGTTGTGGGATTGTATATATATCATAACCTTTCCTGTTACCATCCCAAGTAGGAACTTTAGCGTAGTGGAATTGTTTTCTATTTGGTATTGTATATTTTAAAGCTGGATTGGTACCGTACTGTACATCTGGTTTTCTAACCACCACAATAAAAGGAAGCTCAACATTTCTATCTTCATTAGAAAATTTCCAAGTTTGTGAAAATTCTGCCCACCTTTGCAAAGTTAGTATTTTATCTATTAAATTTATTTTTTTACCACTAACACTGGTCTGTAATTCATTTAAGACAAAATCTAACATACCTTTATCTAAATCAGCGTGAAGAATAGATTTTGGTAGATATGTCCCGTCGTCATTAATTAGATTCGCTAATTCTGTTCTACGATTAGGCACTGTTATTCCGTTATACCCTGTAGGGTAATGTCCCTGAACTGGACCAGGATTAATATTTAATGTTTTTTTTACTTTTTTAGGTAACGCCATTATATTCCTTTAAATTCATTTTCACTTACCCAAGAACAAGTTAATGTTCTGTAGAAAGCTTTATATCCACCTATGGTATGTTTTAAGTCGGAGGTAACTCTACCATCATTAGTTACTGTATAATACCTCATCTTATCTTCTTTTTCTGGATAACCTATATAATCACCATACTTTATATCTATGTCTAACTCTTCTAAATGTTTTATATAAACACCTAGTGTCATATTTCCTGGTTCCATTTGATTTACTAGTCCTGAACCGTAACTTTTATTATTTGGTTGGTCTATTTTAACATAGGCATTAAATTCTATAGGAGCTTTGTACCTAATCTCTTCTGGACCAGATTCTCCATATACATCATCCACATTAGACTGTCGCTCATCAACCCTAAATAAAACCAAAGTAAAATGCATGTCACCGTGTAACCACTCCATACCAATGTCTTGCTCTAACTTAAAATCTTCAGAACCAAAGAATTTAGATATCCGTGTAATGGGTATTTTTTTATTTGCCATATCTCTTTATCTTTTATTATAAATACAATTTGTCTTTCTTTTCTCTTTTTATTATACTTAATGTATGGAAAATCTCCAACCAGAAATTAAAGCTAAAAATTCTTTAGCTAATTATGACGGGGCCAATAACTATATTATTGGCTTAAAAAATAATATGCTTAATAGTAAAACTTTTGGTCTGACCAGTTCACAAGTAGAATATATAAATAATAATTGTACGGAAAAACCAAAAATAGTTAGGTTGTGGATGGAGATTGAGGATTACTTATCTAAAGAGTATATGGCTACTAAATTTTTACAATCACCCCCAAATTCTATCTGGATTGAGAAGTTATTGTCTGAAACTGAAAAAGCTTACCATGTTTGGGGTAAGGTTATTGATTCCGAAAACTTAAATTCTTTTTGGGTACCTAAGAATCAAATAGTACCTAGAGCTAACCCCGATATTGATGTTGATTTTTCTGAGTTCTCTCATAGGCCACCTTTTGAGCATCAGGAAATCGCTGTAATAAAACTAGTATCTAATAAAAAATATATATTAGCCGATGATATGGGTTTAGGTAAAACTAGTTCAGCTATTATGGCAACTATCAGTCTTAAACTAAAAAAAGTATTAATAATCTGTCCCGCGTCATTAAAAGTTAATTGGAAACGAGAAATAGAAAACTATAGTGATGATACGGTTGGTATTGTAGAAGGTAAGAATTGGGAAGACGGAAAATACGTAATTATAAATTATGACATATTAAAAAATTTCCATTCACTACCTAAAGACTCAGATAAAAAAACTAAGGTACTAGACTCAAAATTCGATTTGGTTATAATTGATGAGGCTCATTATGTTTCGAACGGAAAAGCACAGAGAACCAAACTAGTTAATAACTTAACCAGTAAAATAGGTAGGTTGTGGTTATTATCTGGCACACCTATGACATCTAGACCCATGAATTATTATAATTTATTGAAATTGGTTGGTTCAAGGGTAGCTAATAATTGGATTAGTTATGTTAGGAGGTATTGTGATGGTAAACGGATTTTTAGGGGTTATCGTAAAATTCCCCC